GGCGACCGCGCGCTCCCCCTCACGTACTACTTTGGTAAAAATCAAAAAGCATAAACGGTGTATCATAATACCTAAGAAAAATAACGCTTGACTTCGATGATGAAAGACAGTATAATACTTAAAAATCGGAGGGTAAATTGGTAAAAATTACATACAAACATTGGACAAAGGGACATGAACTCGAAATTATAGGAGTCATGCCAACCTACTTAAACAATAGAGTAAGCGACAGATTTATAATAAGGACACCTTCGGGCGAATTTGAAGATATTATAAAAGACACAGTGATAAGAGTAGAAGATTATGAGAGTCCTAATAGGCTGTGAGTTTAGTGGAACTGTACGAGATTGCTTTATCGCTATGGGGCATGACGCAATTTCTTGCGATTTACTACCTACTGAAGCCCCCGGCCCGCATATAGTAGGAGATGTAGTAGATGTTTTGTACGGCAGTGAATGGGATCTCGCAATAATACATCCTCCATGCACTTACCTAGCATCGAGCGGACTCCACTGGAACAATAAAATCGAAGGAAGAGCGGAAAAAACAGAAGAAGCTCTTACTTTTATAGCAACATTATGGAATGCACCTGTAAAACATATGTGCATCGAAAATCCAGTCGGCTGTATCAACACTCGACTTGAGTTTATGCCAAAGCCCCAATATATTCAGCCTTATAACTACGGTGAAGACGCTTCAAAGAAGACAGGTTTATGGATGAGGGGCTTGGCACCTTTACAAGAAACAGAATATGTAGAACCTCGAACGGTAAATGGAAAGAATCGTTGGGGAAATCAGAGCAATAGTGGGCAATCTATGCTTGGAGGCGGTTCTGGACATGAACGATCCGTTACATATTTCGGAATAGCAGCTGCTATGGCAGAGCAATGGGGTTAGAATGGCCACAATCAATATTAGTGCAGATATCCGAAGCGGAAATGTCACCCAGTCTCAGAATGTAGAGCAAGGTGACACCGTTATAGTGTCGCTTACTATAAACTATGGTATTCAGCTCCAATCTTCCAGTAATTGTAGTGGTTCGCACTCCGGAGGCGGAGGTAGTAATGTTGTCGCAACTATAACTATAACCAATTTTACTGGTACAGGTACTTATTCGATAGTATATTACCAAGCATATCAGGGACGTACATACACTTTAAGTGGTTCAGTCTCAGTACCTGTAACTATAACTGCTCCTGTAATCTCAGCTGTTACCTCTAATAATCCTTATAGTGCAAACGTCACAACTACTGTAACCACCTCGTCAAATGGAAGTGGTGGCACTTTAAAGTTTGCCAAGACTACTACAAATAGCGTACCTTCCTCAGGGTGGCAAACAAGTAATCAGTTTGCTAGTGGCCACCCCCGAAATTCAACACGATATTACTGGGCATCCCAAGATGAAGATACCGCAGGTGCATTTGATGGAGGAGAAGCCCTTACTGTAGGGTACAAAACACCAGGCACAACTCTTTACGTAAATGATTTCGATATTGACTTTGATGCTACTTCTGCCACTGTAAGTGTAGGGAGTACTACTACAGGTGCACAATATAAACTTTTTATATCTGGATCTCCCACATCTGCATCGAATATCATAACTGCGCCTGCGGGTAGTAGTACAGATATTCCTGTTTTTAGTAGTGTTCTCCCTACTGAGGGCAATACTGAAGCCTATAGAGTGTTTGTAAGGCTTCCACTGGCATTAGGAGGCGATAATTTATTTGATTCAAGTGTGGGGTCTACAGGAGAGGTTGAAATAACAAGACTTTCAGAACTGGATGATGAACCGGATAATTTTGATTTTGTGGATGTAAACGATGCTCAGCCCGGTACTCTACATACTCAAGCAGTACAAATAACTGGTATTGACACTGCTATAACTGTTTCGCGAATTACAGGTACTGCAACGTTTCAGATAACTAATTCATCAGTTACACCAAGCACTTTTAATGCTAACGCAAAGACTGCTACAAATTCCCAGTGGATGCATATAAGGCAGTCAGCGCCGAGCGCATACAACAACACTATATATACAGTATGGAACGTAGGAGGTATAGTAGCTAACTTTGCTCATAATACAGTAGTAGAAGATACTACTCCTACTCAGTTTTATTTTACAGACTTAGCGGATGTAGCGACGGGATCAGACCAGAGAACAACAAGGCAGATTACCGGAATAAATAATACTATTACAGCAACTAGAGCTAGTGGTAATGGTGGATTTGCTGTAACAAGCAGTGCGACTGCGCCTACTTCTAGTAGTTCATATACAAGTACCTCCAAAAGTGTTGACAATGAAGATTACATACATGTACGTCAAGTAGCATCCGCCACTGCATTTAAATGCTTGGCTACTACTATTTCTGCTGGAGGAGTCTCAGATAGATTCGCAGTAACAACTGCACCTACTGGCACAACTGATAGAATAGCGAGTTTAGGTATTTATATTTATAGCCTAGAAGGGAACGCAACCACTACGCAAACCCAAGATGTATCAGACGGGGATACTTTTAAAGTTACAATGGATGGAGCGATAGGCTCGTCTGCAAACTTTGATATACTTGATAATGTATACGGTGTTTTTACACTTACTAACTGTACGGCAAATACTACAAGTAATGTATTGATGAGAGAGCAGACAGGAAGTGGGTCTGCCGTAAATGGAATAACTCTAACAGTAAATGGGTCAGCAGGAGCAACCTATAGTATGGTTGCTGTATTTACTCACTTAAATAGTTCTGGAGTATCTAAGACAAAGACTTTTACTCTCACAGGTACTATTGATCCTCCTGCTTATGGAATGGAATGCTTCGATGTATCAGGAAATAAAAGACTAGATATAAGTAAGAGACAGCCTAGATTAGTCGCACGATACACAGGAACCGGAAATGGTAGTAGCTTTAATTTAAACACGGCTGGGTACGGTAGTGGAGGATTAAGTCAATGGCATGCAGTAAATGTAAAAACAGACTCTAATTACTATGTTGGTACAAGTGGTACAAATTATATAAGAATGGAACGAGCAGATGTAAGAACTGAAAACAGTTCTTATCAAATTTTTTCAGGAGACGAGGACTATGATGTCCTTGTATTTAGGTTTTAAGTTATGGCATTTGGAATAGAAACCCAAAACAAAGACGGTATAAGTCTACTTGATGAAGCCTCTAAACAGGTACAAGTAGGTAAATCTGGTAGTGTTGTGCCCGGTTCATTTATCCTCTCTACGTCAAATACTCCATTTGTAGATACTCCTTATGCTCCTGCGGTAGTACTACCTAAAAAATCAAGTGATATGTTTCTCTTTATAAAACCAAGAGTAACAACAGGAAGTACAACTTCATTTTTTCCATTTGCTGTTGCTATTTATTATGGAACAACAAACCTTACGATTACTAAAAAATCAGGAGGCGCTTCAGGTTCTAATGTATTTTATGCTAATTTAAGTACAAGCTCTCTCAATTTTACAGGTAATGTTTCTGATCTGTATACAGGCGCGACTTCAGGTATAGAAGATGACTCTCACTTAGACGTTGGAATAGGAGAGCAGATCCCTGGAGGCAGTACCTATGTATCAGGATCTACAAACCCGTATGTAACAAACCTAGAGAGCCATGGAACTTACGATGTAAAAATAACCTTAGATAGAAACTTAACCTCTACTATTCCTAATAATACAACTTTTGTAATGGCAAAGGATGTAGCTTTCTTTACTCGAAAGTATAGCGAAGCTTGGGATTCAGGATGGGTTTTAGACTATAAGTTTGGAACAATAACAAACAATGAGGAAGAAACAGGAGATTATGGGTTTCAAGTATTTGCATCAAATGGAGATCTTGCTTTTTCTTCAAACAGAGAAAACTTCCTGATAGACTCTATTACAAGCGGAGACCCTGATCTAGGAGTATCTGCTACAGGTACAAGTTTTGGAGAGGCAGATGACGCAAGTCCTATATTTGCAGCAGAAATAGGAGACGCGTCAGACTGGACAGACTATTGGGTAATGGCGACTGCCTCAGGGTACTGCACTCAACTTTGTACAGGGTCTAATTCCCAGCAAAGAGGAACACGTAGTTTTGGAGCGGGGTATATATTTTGTCCTCCAAATAATGGAGACTATGCAAATTCTACTCTGACTGGCAATCCATTCCTTACTACCTCAGGTACTTTATTTAAAACATCGTCTGCAGTAAATGGAGTAGCGATGGCACCGATACTAACCTCTTTCTTTAATACAGTTCCCCAAATTACAGGAGGCGGGTTTGTAAATGACGCGTGGGCATATGATGCCACAAGAAGTTTAATAATAGGACATTTTGTATGACTTTTATAGCTAGATACTGTGCATTGGTAGATCCAACCACAGGACAAATAAATACTTTAGTATATCCGCCTAATGCTGATGAGTACCTAGAAGGTGAAATTCTCAATGGGAGTATAATTAAATGGTGTGAGAATGACGGTATAACCTGTCAAAGTCACTATTACAATCATACTACCAGCGAGTTTGTAGAAAGAGGAGCACAGCCTTCTCAATTCTACTACTGGGACTGGGATCATAAAACATGGGTAAATGATATACATGCTTTATTCGCTGGAATTAGAGTCCATAGAAATGGGCTGCTAATGGAGTGCGATTGGACTCAGTTGGCAGATTCTCCTATTACGGACGAAGATAAAGCAAACTGGGCACTGTATCGAGATCAATTAAGACATTTTCCAGAGTGGAACTCAGGAGCTACAGACTGGGACTCCTTAGTCTGGCCAGTTCCCCCAAATCTCTGGGGACAAGAATAAACAGCCTATTTAGGCAAAGTAAGCAGGAGAAAAAAGAATGGCAATTACATATACATGGGAAATTAAATCTATCCACACAGATGCGGATGATAACGTAGAGCACATTAAGTGGCGTAAAATAGGCACTGATGATGTTGATAATCTGCAAGGAAAGGTAATAGGAGAAACGTCTTTACTTGGAGATCCTACTGCAGAAGGATATGTAGCTTTTGCTGATTTAACAGAAGACACCATATGCAACTGGTTAACAGAAGCAACAGCTAATAGAACAGCCCGATTAAACGCGTTTATTGATGGACAGATCCTAGAGAATCGACTCACTAAACGAGATTTTCCTTGGGGTTAGAAAAATAAACCTTGACAAAGTATTACCGGTAAGGTATAATTTTTCAAGAACTAGAGGATTAATATAAAATGAAAAAGGCTTTATGGTTGTTAATGTGTTTATCTTCAATAGCACTGGCACAAGAGGAAGACGTCATTGTGACAGACTCTACTACAGACAGTACTATAAATAGCACTACAACAACAAAACTAGAATCACCCCCACCTTCAGCAATAACTCCGACAATGAATATTTCTAACTCGGACTTGTGTACAGTAGGTGTCGCAGGTGCAGTACAAACCCAAATTCTTGGCATCTCTATGGGAACTACGACAAGAGACATGAATTGTGAGAAATTAAAGAATGCAAAGACTCTTTATGACATGGGTATGAAAGTAGCTGCAGTTTCAGTAATGTGTCAAGATAAACGTGTATTTGATGCAATGATGATGGCAGGAACACCCTGCCCCTACGATGGTATGATTGGCCCAGAGGCAAAAGCAGGTTGGGAAACTCATAGAGAAGAAGAGCCTCTAGAGGAGAAAGACGAAGATGCAATGGACGAAAATACCAAAAATACATTATTCGGCCTTGGTGGTGTACTTAGCTTGCTTGGCGCCCTACTCATACTCTGAGATAGTTACAGGACAAGCCAGAACAACTGCCTATGATTGGGTAATGCAAAATGTTCTCCCACAGCAAGCAGGTCTTACTGTGGGCTCTGTAGTGTACCGTTACGAAGCTGTGAAAAACGTAGAAGATGATATGGTTGTCTACGTTCAGAATGAAAATGCGCTTGGAGATGGGTATATCTTTCGAGAAGCAGATGACTGGTCAGGATTACCTGGCAACAAGATTTATAAAGTAATTGGAGTAGGAGATATACCAATTGAAGCGTGGGGCGATGGCTCCATCGAAATAGACGGAAACGGACAAGTAGTAGACCCTTCAGTGGTTTATAGTTATAGATACGATCCTTGTTTCGACCCTCAATCGGATCCCTCCTGCCCTGACTATGTTACTCCGTACGACCCCTCGCTTATACCTGTAGTAGAGTTTAATGACCCACTGCAAGATGAGTATGTTATCGCAGAAATGGAAAAACAGGCAAAGATTGCTGAAGAGGAAGAGTACGAGCGTAAACAACGAAATAAAAAAATTAAGGTAAATTTAGAGAAGATGCTTGGAGGCTTGAATATGTCAGCAATGACTGCTCAGGCTTCAATAACAGAACAAACACTTTTCGCAATGAACTATATTCCTCGCAGTTACACGGGATCATTAAATGGTGGAGTGTATGCGGACACAGTAGTGCTGGTAGATGGAAAATTACCAGATAATAAGAAAGCAAAGAGAGTTGGGCTGGCTCAGCAATTGCTTCATGAAGAAATGGTAGAGGCCCAATATGATTAATAACACTACCGGAGAGGCGAGAGCCTAATAAATGGAACCTTATATGAAAAAGTCCCTACTAGCCCTAGCTGTGTTACCTTGTGTAGCTCTAGCCAATGTGCCCATTTTAGGTACAGTAGAAAGTAAATGTGTTATTCAAACAGACACTTCAGGTGTTTACGGTAACCCTAGTCCGAGTGAACTAAGTACGGCTTCGGGTGATGGCGGTGTAAAGCCAATCATTCGTTATGACATCTTAGCTGCCGATCACTATAAAGCAGTAATTTCTTATCCCAATTCTTTTTCTTCTAGCCCGGAGCTGGAAGACGTAGTAAATTGGACCGGAGATGTTGCTGTAGGTCAAACATCAGATGCTGGCATGTCTGCATTTGAGACTAGTAAGATTGAGTACAATAATACAGTTGAGTTTGATTTAACGATTGCTGGGAGTGTGTGGTTTGATGTAGATTCTACAGCAGACTATGGTTATGATAAGTCTTTCCCTGCGGGAGACTATAGCGCCATGGTAACCGCAGAATGTATCGCTCAGTAATATTTTTTGCTATATTGTTAGTTAGTGGGTGCGCAAGTGCCCACCAGTTTACTCCCACGTATCCTGTGCTACGGTACAGCGGCGTAGAAGGAGTGAGCGTACTAAATATGAGTATTTTCAACAATCGCGAAGAGATTAGTTGGTACTCTATTAATGTTTATGATAGAGACTGGAACAATATCGTTTTTGCCAGTACAGATAAACTTATTAATCTTTCTTACTTAGAAAGAAAAAACATAGAAGTGTATGTACGTACCCAAGACTCTGACAAAGTAACTTACATATGTTCAAAGTCAAAGATTCTTGCAAGTGTAAATAAACCTTCTATTATAACCTCAAGGATTTGTTCAAAAATAAAAGAGTAACACAAATGAAGCACCTTATATTATTACTAAGTTTTCTGCTTCTGAGTAGTATAGTTAAGGCAGACTCAAGTTCTTTAAATCTGAATTTGCCTTCCTCTCCTCAGTCGTATGCGTCTGATAGGATAAGAGCCGGGCAGTTAGACTGCCAAAATGCCATTGGTTCGGCTACCAATGTAGAATTCGGGGTTGTAGGATTTATTGATAATGGACATCAAAATCCCTACAATACAGTATATGATGCCACAATGCCATCCACTAGAACGCAAGATATAGGCGTATATGCAAAAATAACTATACCAATTGGTGCCCCAAAAGAGCGTATCAATTGTAATACCCTTTATCAGTTGGAATTAGAAAAGAAACGTATGGAAGTAGCAAAGTTAAAACAAGAGATCGCTAATCTCAGGAGATTACAATTTGTAGAGGAGTAACATGGCAGAGTTTGAATTTGGAGGTATGACCTTCAAAGGCGGTAAGATGATGGTCATGCTTACAGCACTTTCCACCCTTGGCGGTGCAGCATGGGCAGGCTTTGAGTTTTACGCAGATTATATGGACATGAAAGAAATTGTTCAGAATATTGATACAGATGCTATTGCAGCACGAAACCTTCAAATAGAGCAAAAGCTCGACGATGCTATTGAATACACACGAGACATTAAAACTGGATTGCGAGATGATATACTTGCGATCGAGAAGCAAGCAGACCGCGCAGAAGATAAAGTACGTACTATGGAAAACGAAGTACGAGATATGATTGATAAAGCAAGTGAACGCTTTGAAGCCAAGCGCGATGCTATGAAAGCAGACTCTGATCAAGACATGGAAGATCTAGAAGATCGACTAGAAAAGAAACTACAAAGAGCACTAGACAACCCTTTGTCTGACTGACCTAAGAAAAAAATACCTTGACAAAATAACCCTAAGAAAGTATAATTTCAAACATGACTAAAGAAATAACAACCATTTCCCCAGAGGGCCTGGAGATAGCAAATAGTTATCTGCAGTTCGGCAATATTCGAGCAGTTACCGAATACATGGGAGTAAGTGAAAATAAAGTCGTAGATATATTAAATTCCCGAGAGGTAAAAAAGTATATTGACACAGTATATCTTGACTTAGGCTATCGCAATAAAAACAATATTGCGTCCTTACTAGACGAGATGATAAACAGTAAACTAGAAGAGGCCCAAGAATCTGGGTTGTACTCCTCTAAGGATCTTGCAGACTTATTACAGATGGCGCATAAAATGCGAATGGACGAGATAAAGGCACAAGCAGAGTTGCAAAAAGCCGAAACCTCTAGTATTCGTAGTCAGACTAATGTTCAGATAAATGACGCGTCTCTACCATTTGGTCAGGGGAACTATGGCAAGCTCATGGATAAATTATTAAATGGATCAGACAAGTGATAAAGTTGCAGACCTAGAAAAAGGACTACATGCTCACGAAGTTCAGTGCGAAGAAAGGTGGAAAACTACCTTCCATCGTTTGGATAGTATAGAGGATACTCTATCAAGAATAGAAGGTAGGATAATTAGATCTGCAGGAGGAATTATTCTTTTCTTAGCAGGTATAATCGCATCTTTTATTCTAACAGGAGCCCCTCTAGGTTAGGAGATTTTTTATGATTTATAAAAAAAGAAATTCATGGTACTACCGAGATACTAACGGTAAGCGCTATAAATTCAAAACTCAAGAAGCCGCAATGGCACATAATCTGGGTAAGACTCCAGAAATGGAGCAAGAGCAAAATTATGCCAGCAAAGCGACGACGATCGAAGACTACCTCAAAGAAGAGGAAGTCGGTTCCTACGAACAAGAAACTTTATTCAAGGGTGAAGTCGGAGGCGAAGAGGAAATTTAAGGTATACCCTTCAGCTTACGCAAATGGGTGGCTTGTAAAAACATACAAGGCACGAGGCGGTACATACCGCATGGGGAGCAAGTAATGCCAGCAGGAAAAGGAACTTACGGAAAGAAAAGAGGACGTCCAGCCAAGAAAGGTAAGGGCACAAAGAAAAAGTCTACAGGACTTACGGCAGCACAAAAAAAGTTACCAAAGGCACTTCAAATGGCTATTATGCGTAAGAAGCGTAAAGGCAAAAAGAAGTAGTGGCCCGATCCAATACTGGACTCACCAAATGGTTTAAAGAGAAGTGGGTAGATATTTCTCGACCAAAGAAGGGCGGAGGCTACAAGCCTTGTGGAAGAAAGAAGGCGAAAGGAAAAGGTTATCCGAAGTGTGTCCCAGCAGCAAAAGCGGCTCGTATGACAGCAGCACAAAAGAAGTCTGCAATAAGTCGTAAGAGAAGAGCAGGAAATCCAGGTGGCAAACCCACTATGGTAAAAACCTTCGTCAAAAAGAAGCGTAAAGCACGGATGAGACGAGGTAAGAAATAAAGTGTCAAGTGGCACTTTTCAGCAAGGCCCTTCCCCTACTAATCGGACACATTTTGACTAAGGGCAGGACAATACGGAGAAACAAATGAAGTATTTAGTTATAGTATCTGCACTACTACTCGGAGCTTGTGGAACCATGAATGCAGCCATTGACGGCACTCAAGGTATCATTAACGGAACTCTTGGAGGAGTAGGAACAGCAGTAGCAGACATAGCCACCGCAGCCGGTGAAGATGTCGCAGGTGCAGTAAGCACAAGTAAGGAGTAAACTTTATGCCAGCAAAGCGAAAAACGAAGAAGAAAGACTCAAGATTGAAACGGGCAGGCGTTAGTGGTTATAATAAACCAAAACGTACTCCAGGCCATGCTAAGAAGTCTCATATCGTTGTAGCTAGAGCTGGTGGTAAAGTGAAGACAATTCGTTTCGGCCAGCAGGGAGCTAAAACGGCAGGGAAGCCGAAGGCTGGAGAATCAGCAGCAGCCAAAGCGAAGCGTAAAAGTTTTAAAGCAAGACACGCTAAGAATATTGCTAAAGGCAAAATGTCAGCAGCATATTGGGCGGATAAAGTAAAATGGTAGATGATAAGACGTTTCACCCCGCAGACACTAATGGTGACGGGCACGTATCCGACGCAGAGCAGGCAATGTACTTAGAGGCAAAGCGCAAAGAGTTAGAAGACGCAGATGCTATGCGAGATGCGCAGAGAAACATGGCTTGGTTTGCACTTGGTGGTATGTTACTTTATCCCTTCGCCGTAGTAGCCGCAGAATTATTAGGGCTGTCTAACGCTTCAAGTACTTTAGGGAGCATGGCCCCTACCTACTTCGTTTCCGTTGCAGCTATTGTAGCGGCATTTTATGCCAAGGAAGCAGTAGGGAGTAAAAAATAATGGATATGCTTATTGACTTAGCAATGAATTTTTGGCAGTGGACAGTACTTGGAGTACTTGTACTTATTGGATTTGCCGTAAATCTTTGCGATAAAGATGAAGGGCCTCGTGTAGGTTTCGAGTATGACAGAATGCCTAAAATGCAACCTGTCCCAATACGAACCGCTAGTAAAGGTTTCTGGGGCGGAATACTTATGTGGTTATTAGGCACTCGTAAGTGGGTAATAACAGAGGATTTTCACTACAGGTTAAACGGAATAGGGTATAAGATACCTTATGGTTTTGAGTTTGATGGGGCCTCCGTACCTAAATTTTTAGCTACTTTCTTATCTCCTGTAGGGGTATTATTAATGGGTGGTTTAGTCCATGATTATGGATATAAGTATGCTACCTTAATGAAAAAAGATGGATCAACCATCGGGTACCACGATCAGAAGTATATGGATACTTTATTCCGTGATATATGTATTGAAGTTAACGGATTTAAAGTACTAAACTATCTAGCTTATTATGCTCTGAGACTGGCAGGCTTTGCCGCTTGGAATGGGCATAAAGGGAGAGGAACCCATGAAATACTTAAATAAAATTATAAAAGAGCGTACTTCTTTAGATGGCGCTCTACTGATAGCAATCTGTGGAACTACTTTATTACTAGGAGGCCTTGTAGAATGGGCAGCTTGGTTTGGACTAGGATACGGAATTTGGACTCTATTTAAAAAAGAAGATTAATATGCCCGTACAGGTTAGCAGAGCGGATATCCCCTCTGAACAAATATTAGATTTACAATCTGAGACACGTTTCTTAAAGATACCAGCAGACGATTATTTAGGTCTGCTCGGTATCACCCCCTTGCCTTCTCAAATGGCAATCATTAATGCAATTAATAGCCCTAAGTATAGGTTTGTATGTGCCGCTGTAAGCCGCAGACAAGGAAAAACCTATATTGCAAATATAATTGGACAGCTCGTATCTCTGATACCAGCATCTAACATCCTTATTATGTCTCCCAACTACTCACTGTCTCAGATTTCTTTTGATCTACAAAGGAATCTTATAAAGCATTTTGATCTTGAAGTCACAAAAGACAACGCTAAGGATAAAGTTATTGAGACAAGTAATGGATCCACAATACGTATGGGTTCAATAAATCAAGTAGATTCCTGTGTAGGACGAAGTTACGACTTAATTATATTTGACGAAGCAGCGTTAGCAGACGGGCGCGACGCCTTTAATGTCGCTCTTCGACCTACTCTAGATAAAGAAAACTCTAAAGCAATCTTTATCTCTACTCCCCGAGGCAGGAATAATTGGTTTGCCGAATTTTTTGATAGAGGGTTTAATGACGAGTTTTCAGAGTGGTGCTCTATAAGGGCAACATATAAAGACAACCCAAGAATGTCCGAACAAGATATTATTGAAGCTCGTAAAAGTATGTCAGACGCTGAATTCCGTCAGGAGTATGAAGCAGACTTCAATACTTACGAAGGGCAGATATGGAATTTTGACCACGAAACATGTGTGGCTAATAATGCAGCACTCGACCTTTCTAATATGGATGTATTTGCGGGGCTTGACGTTGGTTATCGAGATCCAACAGCTTTCTGTGTTATAGCTTATGATTGGGATGAGCAAAAATATTACGTTTTAGACGAGTACCTGGATGCCGAAAAGACTACCGAGCAACATGCCGCTGTAATTCGTGATATGGTTGACAAGTGGGATATAGATTACATTTATATAGATTCCGCTGCTCAGCAAACTCGATTTGACTTCGCACAAAACTACGATATTACTACTATAAATGCTAAGAAGTCGGTTTTAGATGGAATATCGCACGTAGCAGGTATAACAGATAACAATAGTCTAATGGTCGAACAGCGATGCGATGAAGTCTTGTCTTGCTTAGATCAGTATCAGTGGGATCCAAATCCTAACTTAGCTAAAGAAAAGCCCAAGCATAATAGATCATCGCACATGGCAGATGCTTTACGATACGCACTATACTCTTTTGAAACTCAGTCGTCTGGTTTTTAAGACCCCTGAGCAAAAATAGTAGTTGACAATTCACCTTACACCGTTTATAATTCTATTAAATATGAAAAAGCTCAAAAGAGATCCAGTAAAATATATAAGAGACCGAGCTAAATCCAAATATGAAAAGGGTGACTCTTGTGAAATTTGCGATGCTACACAGCAGCTTGACTTTCACCATTTTTACTCTCTAAGCCCTTTGTTGAAAAGCTGGCTAAAAGAGAAGCAAAAAATCAGACCAGAGCATTACACTGATGAATACATAATAATCTGGAGAGATGAATTCATAGAAGAGAAAAAGGCAGAGCTGTACGATCATACAGTTACACTATGTCATACTCATCACTTACAACTACATTCCATTTATGGAAGAAATCCAAGCTTAGCTACTGCAAAAAAGCAAGTGCGTTGGGTAGAGATTCAAAGAGAAAAGCATGGCATGGTATAATAACCTATTTGGTAACAAAGAAAAATTGAATCCTGCTCAATCTTATATGGGGCGGGACATTGAGTCATCTCGTGAACCTACTTTTAGTTATGAGTCTGCGTATGAAGATTTAGAAATTGTCAATCGTGGCGTAAACATGATTGTAGATGATGTTGCAGAGATTCCTACTCTAGTATCTAGAGAGAATGCTTTTAGAGGTGTTACTACAGGAGTAAAGAGAGCAAAAGTAGAGCTACTACTAAATAAGTCTCCTAATCCTTACCAAGATATTAACAGTTTTCGTAGAAACTTAGTAACCGACTTTGTTTTAGACGGAAATATTTTTATGTACTATGATGGAGCGCACTTATATCATTTGCCCTCATCAGAAGTACAGATTCATGCTAGTAAAGACACTTATATAGAAAAGTTTACTATGCACGATATTACATTTAGTCCAGATGAGATTATTCATATTAAGGAAAACTCCTTCCATTCTATATACCGTGGAGTTCCTCGATTAAAGCCTGCACTACGTACTATGGTACTTATGCAGTCTATGAGAAAATTTCAAGACAATTTCTTTAAGAACGGAGCAGTGCCAGGACTTGTACTAAAGTCTCCAAATACGTTATCTGATAAGATCAAAGAGCGTATGATGGTATCTTGGCAGCAAAAATATCGACCAGATACAGGAGGCAGACGCCCTCTTATACTAGATGGCGGTATTGAAGTAGACTCTATTACAAATGTAAATTTTAAAGAATTAGACTTTCAAGCATCAATCGAAGAAAACGAAAAGATTGTTCTGAAGGCACTCGGAATACCTCCTATTTTGATGGATTCCGGAAACAATGCTAATATTCGCCCAAATCTACGACTTTATTATTTGGAGACTATATTACCTATAGTTCGAAAAATCAATTTTGCAACTAGCAGATATTTTGGGTATGAGATAAGCGAAGACATAACTAATATACCCGCACTGCAGCCTGAACTACGTGATAGCGCAGCGTACTATACGTCATTAGTAAATGGCGGTATCATATCCCCTAATGAAGCTCGAAGAGCTCTAGGGTATGATGAAGTAGACGAGGCAGAAGGAATACGAGTTCCTGCAAATATTGCAGGATCTGCAGCTAACCCTTCAGAGGGCGGAAGGCCAACAGAGGAATCTGACGATGAATAGAAAAAAGCAAGCACAAGCTTTGCAGCAAATTGGTAAATATTTTGCTTTAAAAGGCAAGATCTACACCCAGCTAGAGTACGTTAATGCACCAGACCAACCAGTACCTGGCTTTATAATTAAGAGACTTTTTAAGACGTACGATGGTATGATGACAGACTTTAAAAAGACTTCTTATTGGACAGAGCTTAATAAACCTGCCCCCAAGGCAGTGCCTAAGCCTGCACCTAAGCCTGCACCTAAAAAGGCGGTCAAGCCTGCTGTTAAACCAGCAGTTAAAAAGGAAGCAATAGATGAATAAGATTTTTAATCTAACGTCTACTTTCAAAGCTCTCTCAGAGGGCGACGATGGATCAGTAATGATTCGTGGTATGGCAAGTACAGCTGATTTTGATCGCGCGGGTGACTCGATCTCAGCAGAAGCCTGGATGAAAGGCGGACTGAATAATTTTGAAAAAAATCCAATTATCTTGTTTAATCATGATTATGACAAGCCAATTGGCCGAGCCACAGGACTGAAAGCTGGTCCTAATGGGTTGGAGTTAGAATGTAAAATTAGTAAGGCGGCGCCTGCTAATGTTGCACAGTTAGTTAAAGACGGTGTTCTTGGAGCCTTTTCTGTTGGTTTTCGAGTCAAGGACGCTGATTACTTAGAGGAAACCGACGGACTAAAGATTAAGGACGCTGAATTATTTGAGGTATCGGTAGTATCTGTACCATGCAATCAATCAGCTACTTTTTCGCTCGCGAAATCTTTTGACTCATCTGATGAGTACGAAGAATTCAAAAAAACTTTCAAAAATCGTGTAGATCTAGCCGGTCAGTCTCTGGCTAAGGACGAAGTTAATACTTCTAGCATAGCTAGTGACACACCGAAAAGCGCGGTAAATACCGCAGATCAGGAGATCAAGATGGAAAATCAAATCGACTTGGAAGCTTTTGCAAAAAAAGTAGCAGAAGATACTGCCGCTAAGATTGCTGTTAAGCAAGCCGAAGAGAAAGCCGCTGCCGAAGCACAAGCTAAAGCTGCGCAAGACGCTGCCGAAGCAAAAGCTTTGGAAGCAGAGTCAATTAAGACTGTAGTTAACACTGGTGTTGCATCGGGTGTTGAAGCTCTAATGGCAGACGTTGAAGCAAAAATGTCTGAAAAAGATGCCAAGATGGGCGAAGTTCTTGCTTCTTTTAGCAAAGAACTCGAAGAAAAGAAAGCTGAAATCGAAGCTATGCAAAATAGCAAGAAGACTTTCAGCGGCCGTGGTGGCGATCTGTCTAAGTTCGGTAAAGAATTTATGCAGGCTAACCTCCTTGGTACTATTACTGGTAAAGGTTATGAGACCGATTTTGCCAAAGGCCTAATGGAAAAAGCTGGTGTAACATACACTGCTACTTCCGCTGCTGGTATCGATGTAACTGTTCAGCAAGCAATCGAGCAAGAAATTCGCTTGAACCTTACTGCTGCTAACTTGTTCCGTGAGATCCAAGTAGAAAGCCAAGCAACTGTACTGCCTATCCAGCCTGATTCCGATCCTGCTGCGTTTGGTTCTGGTTCTGCTTTCGCTGCAAACTTGCAGAACAACGGTGGATCAAGCAACAACTTCGCTTCTAGCCAAGTATTGTTGAAAGCACATCGTCTGATTTCATCTACATTCCTTGAGAATGATATTGATGAGAAAGTATTGGTTAACTTGTTGCCTATGCTTACTGATGCTGTTGCCCGTGCTCACGCTCGTGCAGTAGACAGCATGGTTGTAAACGGTGACTCTGGTACTTCTATCAGCGGTCTAACTGACTTCGCTCCAACTGCTACCGATATCGCTGCAGCTGGTTCTGTTGATCAAATCGTTGCATCTGACTTCCTAACTGCTCGTCGAGCAATGGGTAAGTATGGTATCAACCCAATGGACGTTGCTTATATCGTATCGGTAGAAGCTTATAACGACCTGCTCCAAGACACAGCTTTCCAAGACGTCACTGACGTTGGTTCTGATGTTGCTACTAAGCTCATCGGTCAGGTAGGTTCTGTATTTGGTTCACCAGTTGTTGTAACTGACGCTCTGTCAGGTACTGCAGATGGCAACACTGCAGCTGTAGCTGTTAACACTCGCAACTACGTTATCCCACGTCTACGTGGCGTAACAGTTGAGCAAGACTACGAGGTTGGTAATCAGCGTCGTGTTATCGTTGGTAGCCAGTCTCTTGGCTTCAATGAGCTAGTAGCTGGCGCTACTGGTGCTGAAGGTGTTATCAAGCTAGCTTACACTGCTGGTTAATAGCAAAGAGTAATAAAACGAGGGGGGAGTTCGCTCCCCTCAAGTTTTTACTAATGGACTTATAGAGAATGGCGGATTTAATTACTTTAACTCAGTATAAAGAAGCGGAGGGTATTAGCTCTACGCAAAATGATGCTCGCCTTACGACTTTAATAGAATCTGTGAGTCAATTAGTAAAAACTTACTGCAACAATACAATTATAGATAACTATAGTGCAGCTGCTACCGAGCTTTTTAATATTATGGCAGGAGAAACTGTTGTTCAAGTATCAAAAGCTCCAATAAGAACTGATGTAGGAAATGCTCCTGTAGTGTCAGAAAGAACCTCTCCTACAGAAAGCTATACTACACTAACGTTAGATACAGACTACTATATTGATACAGTAACAGACTCTGTATATAGGATAGCAGGAGCAGGTTTAAGATCTTGGCCTACTGGCGTAGGTGCAGTAAAAGTTATTTATAAAGCAGGATACGCTACTACTCCTACAGATCTAAAACTTGCAGTTATCGACTTAGTAAAGTATTACCATAAAGACGAGCATACTACTCGTAGAACTCTTACAGGTGCTACTATAGAAAATCAAGGCACTGGAGAAAGCAAAGGATTCCCAGATCATATTAAGAGAATCTTAGATTTATATAAAACTTACTAATGGCATTACGTACTCCGTTTAAGAATGTTATAAACGAGCTGATGCGAGGTAGGAGTGTCAAATCTAAGGTCTGGAGAAGATTGTTAGATAAGAACCCTGATGTACAACAGTATTTTGATCTCGATAATAAATATAAAGCTCGCTATAATGAGTTTTTAGCCGCTTTTGAATCAGCAGCGAAAGAGACAGGAATGTCTTCGGATGAGCTATCAAGGTCTAGAAAAAGATTTGAATTTGAGGGAGAAAAGTTTCAGTTTAGTACCGGCTCCAAAGCCGCAAACGAAAACTTAAACTTTAGACAAATTAAAACACTTAATAAAAAACTATTTCCCGAACTCAGAGAAAACTACGAGTTCGGGCATAAAAATATAAGTGTATTAAGATCGTTAATGGCAGTATTTCTGTCTGAGATGAAACCTAACGATCCTAGAAGAAAGGAAGTACTGGCCTTATACTCTGTAGTAAAAGAAATTGACGCTATGGATTCTATGCAGGGAACAAGAGGCGAAAATAAAGACATACTACTAGGAAAGCTAAGAGCTGTTGCAGAACAAGGCCCAAACTTAAAATCGTCTTGGAGTAAAGATGTAGATATTACTACAGGTGTATCAGGTAAAATAGAAATCGAGGCAGAGTGGGACGAGTTAAACCAGTTTAAAGGGCAGTTATCAAGTTGGGTAGGTACTGTATTCGGATCTGTAGTAAGGGGAGAAACAGACGCATTTATAAAGCAAATGGGCAATATAGATGTAACAAATATACAAGGATCCCCTACACTAGTAGAAGATTTAACAGCTAACTTAGTAGAAGAACTAGATCCTAAAAAGAAACGTAAGCGTAAAACTTCTAGTACTTCAATCAGAACCCGCGCTAAAAAGCGAACTGAGTCCATAAGAAAAAAGAAAAAATTAAAGAGTGAAAGCCAGCGAAAGAAAATGGCATCCAAAGGAGCTTCTAGTCAACCTTTGTATTTACTAGGAATACTAAACAAAGAGCTTCCTGATGTAGTTCGCAAGAATATGGGAGCACCTGCACTGACTAATAGATCAGGACGATTTGCTTCTTCTGTACGAGCTGTAGATGTTACACAAACAGCAAAAGGCTTCCCAAGTATTGGGTATACGTACAGAAAGAACCCTTATCAAACTTTTGAAACCGGAAACAGACAAGGCTCGGCAGATTACGATCCAAGAAAGCTAATTGATAAGTCCATACGAGAAATAGCAATTCAATTTGCAGTAGGACGTTTCTACACTAGGAGAATATAGTGAGCACAAGAGCATATACGAGCAGAAGACAGTCTATCATAGATGCTATGGTGACACAGCTTAAGACTATAGACGGAACAGGTGATTTTTTAACCAATGTCTATAATAATGTCTCTCCTAGATTAAAGTTTTGGGATGAGGTAGAAGATTTTCCTTCCTTGCATCTGAACGCAGGTTCAGAAAGTAGAGATTACCAAGGAGGAGGGTATAAAGACAGATTCTTAAGTGTAACTGTGCGTGTTTATGTAAACGAAGAAGATGCAGTAACAGCGTTAGATAAACTTATAGAAGATGTAGAAACAGTTATTGAAAATAGCTCCAGGCTGTCATATACAGATAGACAAGGATCGACACAATACACTCAACAGATCACAATCGTTAGTATAGATACTGACGAAGGTGTACTAGAGCCTTTAGGAGTAGGAGAAGTCCTACTAGAGGTTCGTTACTAGAAACGACTGGCACGAACAAACGTTCACGCCCTAGTCCTTTCAATATACATAGGAGATATAACTATGGCAGATACATTATATTTTAGCAGAGATACCAAGGTATTCCTTGCAATGGGAAGTGATGTTTGGGAAATTCCCGTATTGGATGGTTTTTCATTCTCTCAAGCAACAAACGCATCAGAAATTACGTTGAACGAGATGGCAGACTCGGCAGGTAAGAGCCGTCGATCACGTCAAATGTTCACTGATTCATATGCACCAGCAGAGTGGAGTTTCTCTACTTATATGCGTCCATTTGCTTCAACAGCCGCAGCAACAGGTGGTTGGGAAGACACAGGCTCAGATGCTAATATGCACGCAGTAGAAGAGCCTTTATGGGCTAACTTCGCAGCAGCACCCTCTTTCACTGCTTCAAATGGAGCTACTGAAGCAGCTTGGAGTGCCGGTGTAGATAACACAACTAGCAGCATGATTGTTGATTTTGTAGACTCAGAGAAAACAGCTTTGGGTACATTTGATCTTTACTTTGAAATGGGTTCAGGCAAAACCAACCCTACCGTTTACAAAATTGAAGGATGTGTAGTAAATGAAGCAGGTATTGATTTTGATATCGACGGAATTGCTATGATTAACTGGTCTGGTTTTGGTAAGGTAATCACAGATGGTACTAAGCCTACTGTGACTATTACAGAAGCTACTACAGCTACTAACAACTTCATTCGTAATCGTCTTACTAGTCTTAAAGTAGCCGCAGTGCAAGATCCTGATGGCGACGGCGCAAATGAGTTCGAAGCAACTTACGACTTGGTTCTAACGGGTGGTAATGTTACTTTAACAAATAATATTACATTCCTTACCCCTGAAACTTTAGGTGTAGTAAATATTCCTATTGGACATGTAACAGGAACTCGTTCTGTATCAGGTAATTTTACTTGCTACTTAGATGGAGACACTGGAGCAAATGGTAGTGCAACTTTGTTTGAAGATATTATTGAAGCAACTGATGTAATTACTAATGACTTTAGTCTTACATTCTTTGTCGGTGGAGAGAGTGGCAATGATGTTCTAAACACCCCGGGTGTTCAGATTGATCTTCCTACTTGTCACCTAGAAGTACCCACCCATGCAATTGATGATGTAATTTCGGTAGAGACTAATTTCCACGCTCTTCCGTCTAGTATATCACCCTCTGCAGCGGCTGACTTCGAAGCAAAAATTACTTACAAAGGTACTACGGTTTAATCTTAAAACCACGCTTAAAACCCGCTTCGGCGGGTTTTTTCGTTACCTGTAAAAAATACTTCTTGACATTTCTCCTCTTACCAATTATACTATACAGTATCAAAATTAACTTATATTCCACAAACGCAAAAAAGGATACACAATGAGCGATACCCCTATTTCATTAGCGAGTCTTATGACTCCTAGCAAAACCGTAACATTAGACTTTCCCGGCTACAATGATATGACAGTCGATCTTACGTATCTAGCTCGCGATGAGCTACTTAAATTACGCAAAAAGTGCGTAACTACTAAATTCGGTAAAAAGACTCGTCAACCCGAGGAAGTACTGGATGAAGATAAGTTTTTAGTTGAATATTGTAAGGCTGTAATTAAAGGATGGACAGGACTAAAATATCGATTCTTAGAAGAGCTTCTTTTGGTAGATGTTTCTAGCCTAGACCCTGACGATGAACTGCCGTACACACAAGAGAATGCAGAGCTTCTGATGAAAAACTCATCGGACTTTGATACCTACGTTACAGAAACGGTAGGTGAACTTGAAAATTTTACGGAGAACAAGTAACCGAAATAAAGCGGTTACTTAAGAGATACGTTAAGGAAAGTGATTCAAGTCTAGATGTTGACAGGTATTTATTGCTGTGTGAGCAACTAGGGCAAGAACCTGACCCTGCCAAAATGCCGCTCGAACCTTCTGACTTTCCAGAAGAAGTTCAAGTGGCATTTTTTATGTTTAGCCTTTTGCCAGATCGTTGGGAAGGAATGAGCGGAACATATATGGGGAAAGATTGGACACCTTTAGAATACGCATTTAAAATTTATAAAGTATATAACGAACAAGAAGTGTTTTACTTTATGAAGATGTACGAAAATATCATTGTAGCACATAAACACGAAAAAGGCGAGCGCGCTAAAAAAGCTGAAGCACGAAAGACTCCAGCGAGCGGTGGAAACTACACCCATAACGTAAAAGGCTAATGGCTAAAAGAAATAAAGTTTATATAGACGTAGAAATTAACGGCAAAATGCAAAAAGTTGCCGTTGATTCTAAAAAGCTTGCCGGCAATTTAAAAGATGTGGAGACTAACGCACGTACCGCAGACCGTGGACTAAAAGGCGCATCTCAGCAATCTTCTAACGGCACAAAAAACTTTTCTAAGATGGCTCAGGGTATTAATACTGGGCTTGTTCCTGCCTACGCAACTCTTGCTGCCAATGTCTTTGCTATTACAGCATTATTTGATGGCTTAAAAAGAGCTGCAGATTTTCGAGTAATTAAAGAAGCTCAAGTAGCATTCTCTTCCGCTACAGGCGTAGGCTTAATGAGTCTGACTGCAAATATTAAATCAGCTACTGACGGACTTGTCGGGTTTAAAGATGCCTCTCAAGCAGCTGCTATTGGTACTGCTTCAGGGCTTAACGTAGAACAGATAAATAACTTAGCAAAAGGAGCTCGTGAAGTTTCCTTAATACTAGGTAGAGATGTTACTGATTCTTTTAATCGACTTATTCGTGGTGTAACAAAAGCCGAGCCAGAACTACTTGACGAATTAGGTATTACACTAAGACTAACTGACGCTACTGAAAAGTACGCAGCAACACTAGGCAAAGCAGCTAAAGACCTGTCCCTATACGAGAAAAGTCAGTCTGTAGCCGTAGAAGTACAAAGACAGTTAGACGAGAAGTATTCCTCCGTAGCCGCCAGTGTAGACTTACAATCTAATGCTATTGCACAACTGGGCGTAGCGTTCGAGAAAGTTCTGCACCCGATTCAGAAGTTTACCTCTGCCCTCGCAGAGCCTGCAGCAAGATTCCTAGCAGATAATATTAAAGCACTTGCCGCTGCTTTCGGCCTGCTAATGATTCCTATTATTAAAGCAATTATTCCAGGATTAGATGATTGGGCAGAAAACTCTGAGCTAGCTGCAAATAGAGCAACACAAGCACTAGAAGCCCATAAAAATGAGCTAGAAGAGCTTCGTCTCGCACAGACTACTCTTAAGCAATCTGGGCAAGATCCTAATAAAGCAGCCCAGGCTGCACTCGCAGGAGTAAAATCAAAAAGTGCTGGAATCGGCAAACTTCAATCAGGAGATTTTGGTAAGCTCTCTAAAAGAGAGATTACAGGCCTTTTAAACGCAGCAGAAAAAGGCAAGGGTGCTGTTACTCAAATGAGTAATACAATGAAGAGGCAGTATATTGCAGCTCTTCGAGAGATGAAGAATAATAGTAAAGGTACGTTTACAGATATAGGATACCAGACAGACGTATTAAAGCAAAAGGCTGTTTTAAACTTTAAAGCAATGCAACTACAATGGCAAATTGCTATGACCAAGATGAAGAGAGCAGTTGCTTCTTTTTCTAAGTTTGCAAACAGAGTCATGAAGTTAGCAGGTATAATTGGTATACTAATTATGCTAAAAGATCTCGCTGTGGGCGTGTCAAATGCTTTTGGACTTTTTAAGCAAAAAGACGATGTTACCGCACTTGCTGATGACCTAAAGAACTTAAATCAAGTACTAGAGACTACTAATAAAGAATTCTCAAAATTTGTAGAAATACAAACCAAATACTATGACAAGAGAGGCGGAACTATCAATCCTACTTTAGAAGGATTGTCCGCAGTAGGTAACTTCATTGATAGTCAGCAGAAAGGCATTGAAGATGCCCTGACTGTAATGGACAGGTATTATAATTATGTAAACGAAGGACAAGAGGAAAGAAATAAGCAATTAGCTGTAGAGCAAGATAGGTTAGCGGCAGCTAAAAAAGTTATCGCGGATGTAACAGCTAATAGAGAAAGAGTTCTAAAACTACCGAATGTTGGTGAGCATAATATTCAGTATGTATATGGTGAAGGGGCAATAAATACAACCGGAGAAATGCATCAGGCGGTTAGAGATGCGGAGGCCGCAATAAAAGATCTTCACCAGGTCGAAAAAGATAGACTAGCAGACTTAGATCCTACAATGATGCAAGAGTACGGGCTTGGATTCGAGGATGTGAAGGCACAGGCTCTCGAAGCAGAGGATAACATCAAAAAGCTGGCAACTACTATGGTTGCTGGCCTTCGTGCTGCTAGAATTGAAACTCAAGCAGGCGGTAAAAGATTTATAGAGCTTAACGAAATACTTGCTGAAACAGGTACATTAACGCCTACGCTCAGAAAAGAATATGATAAACTAGAAGATACTTTAATAGGTTTAGGCGCTAAAGCTCGTATCGCTACGCAAGAATTTAATGAGCTTAATAGATCTTTTGATACAAAAATGGCAGGAATTACTAACTTTACTACATCTGTATCAGACTTAATTGATAGAACTAAAGAGCAGATAGGCTTATTTAGCAAGGGAGGAGATCTTTTCCAAACAGCTGATGCGCCTGAAAAACTAAAAGCCAGTACCGATCGGTTGAAAGTCTTAAATCGTTTAAAAGAGATGGAAATTGGAATGGCTCTAAGATCTTTAGGTATAGAAAAAGCTAAAACTCAGTTAATGCTTGGAGCTACCACTCTAGAGAAAGAAGGTATAGTTAGAGCGGCACAACTTGCTACTATATCTAATAAGAGACTAGATCTACAAAACAAACTTGCTTTAGCTACCGAGGACGGCATATCTGTAGATCAAGCAAAAGTGCAAGAATTAACCCTACAGCTCGATATTTTAGGACTGCAAGAAGATCAACTTCGTCGTAATCAAGATATAGTACTTGATACGCTAGATAAAATGGAAGATACTTTTGAAAATTCCTTCCAGACTAATCTAGCAGACCTTATTAAAGGAAAAGAATCTAGCTTTAAAACTGCATTTGCAAAAATAGCGGAAGACACTCTTAATTCAGCCGCGGATAATATAGCGAAGCACATGACTTCTATGCTTTTTGGAGATGAGAAAACTCCAGAAGATAAAATAAAATCAGGTATGATGGAAGCTGCAAACTACCATGCCTCTGAAATCGCAAAAGCTACAGGGAATACGTCTTACTCTCCAAGCCAATCTACTGGAGCAGTAGATAGAGCTACAGGAGGATTTCTTAGCGGAATCACAAACTTCGGTAAGAAATTATACGGCCAGTCAGCCACTCAAACCAGTACAACTGGAGAAGAGGATGGTATGAGTACAGTTACCACGACTACCACTAAAGAAAGCGGGCTTAAAGGTTTATTTACAGGTTTTACCGCAGACATGCAGAATTTATTTAAAGGAGATGCTCCTTTCTTAGAACGACTCGGCAATGTATTCACAAATGCAGGTGTAAACCTACAAGGAATTTTTGCTACTTTACTATCTGGTATAGGCAGTTTTCTTTCTACTTTATTTGGCACTGGTACAAGTACCGCGTCTCAGATAGGTAACATGTTTTTACAGTCTGCTATCAGTGTGGGCGTAAGTTGGGGCACACAGGCTCTATCAAATGCGGCAATGAGCTCTGCAGCTATGGGAACTCCTGGCGCAAGCGGAGCTTCTCACGCTTATACAGATTTTTCTGGTCATGCTAGATACGGTGGAGTATTCTCAGAAGGAAAAATGATGCCGGGATACGCTACAGGAGGAATTGCTAAAGGTTCTCAAGGCGGATACCCTGCTATGTTGCATGGAACAGAAGCGGTTGTGCCTCTTCCTAACAATAAATCAATTCCAGTAGACCTTAAAGGTGCTGGACAGCAAAATAATGTAACTGTAAATGTTTCTATGGAATCGGGTGGTGGTGGACAGCAGTCTAGTTCGGCAGACACAAACAGGGGCAGTAAGATAGGAGATGTAATTGCACAGGCAGTACAGAAAGAACTCCTCAACCAAAAAAGATCGGGCGGAATACTTAGCCCTCACGGAGTATCGTAATGGCTAGTTTTCAATTTGTAATACCTGCTAACTCTTTCTCCTCTGGAAGTCCTTCATCCTCTACTACAATAGTAGCGGACAGAGGATTGAGCAGAACCATCAAACATAGGACTTTAACAGCTAAGTTTGGAGATGGATACGAGCAAAGAGTTATCGATGGAGTAAACTCTAAGGGAGATACTTTTGCTATTTCTATTAATAATAGACTTGCTTCAGAAGTAAATCTAATCGCTAAGTTTTTAGATGTTAAGGCAGGTAACAATTTCGACTTTATAGTGACAGACTATGACGGAGACACCACCTTAAAAGTAGTATGTGATGATTACAATATTATCTACACTAGAGAAGAATATCACAGTTTAACAGCAAATTTTAGAAGAGTATACGAGCCATGAGCCAAAACATTATTGATACCGTTCAACTTCAAGAAGTTGATGATGCACTTATACAGTTATTTGATTTAACACTGCCTAACGGAACTAAAGTGTACCTAACAAATGGCATGGACAACACTCAAAATATTTATTTTTCAGATAAAACAGGAAGTACTTTAAATGAGTATGTATCTGTACCTATACAAATAGAAGGAATTGAGTTTAACGGAGATGGTGCATCTCCTCGACCAAGCTTAAAAGTTGCAAATATTGTAGTATTAACTAGATCTTTGTCTAACGATGGGGACGGAACCTCAGACGAAGAGATATTTCGAGATATACTCGAAGATGAAGGTATTATCAGTAATGATGATATATTAGGGTCGTATATTACTTGCAGAGCTACACTATTTAAGCACACTCAAAAGGTGGGTGATAGTGCTCGAACTCCTATTGAATTCTCTCCTCAATCCTATATCTTGGACAGAGTAGCGGGGGAAGATCAGTTAATGGTAGACTTCGAACTAGCCAGTCCCATAGATGTAGAAGGTGTAAAACTACCTAATCGTACTATTGTAGGAAAGTATTGCCCTTGGAAATATCAAGGATTTAGTAAAAATGGAGTCGGAGGGTGCACTTGGCCTTTAGATAGTAATGGTAGATTTTTTGATATAAATGACGAGGTAATAACAAAAGATATTACTACTATCAGTGCATGGTCAAACTCTGCTACTTATGCTATAGGAAACAAAGTTAAAACTACAACTAATAGTCACACTCAAATCTGGGAGGCGTTAAGAACAGTGCCTGCAAATAAAAATCCAGAAACCGCATTATCTTATTGGAAAAGATTAGATGTATGTGGTAAGTTACTTACTTCCTGCAAGGTAAGGTACCAAGGAAACAATACAGACGATACTTTAGATACAAAAAAGACTTTATTTTTTGGAGGCTTCCCAGGAAGTAATAAGTTTAGATGATAGATGAAATTCAACAACACTTTGAAGAGGTGTATCCCAGAGAAGGTTGTGGTATTATAGGAATAGTAAAAGGCAAGAAAGAGTGGTTTCCCTGTAAGAATATAGCAGAGGACGAAAAAGATTTTATTATGTGTTCTTCGGATTACATGAATGTAAAACGTAGAGCAGATATTTTTGCAATAGTACATAATCATCCGGACGCAAGCAATGAAGCTAGCGAAGGTGATATAAATAATTGTAATGCACTAGGTATTCCGTACTACATATTTAGCTATCCTGAGATGGAATTAAATATACTAGAACCTCGTTACAAGCAGAACAGTTTAATAGGAAGAGAATATAAGTTTGGACAAGCAGATTGCTTCGAGGCAATGAGAGATTACTTATCCGAGCAGAATATTGATATACCCCACAGAGATGCTTTTGAAGATAATTGGTGGGAAAAAGATTTAGACTACTTTACAGAAGAGACTATTAAAGAATGGCATCACAGTAAGGTAGACGACTTAAAGAAAAATGATGTTATAATTTTTAGTATTTCATCTGACGTAGGTAACCACTGTGGAGTATACTTAGGTAATGATATATTTTTTCATCATGCAGAAAACAGACTTTCTTGTAGAGAGTCACTATACCCTTTTTGGGCAAAGCATTTAACCGGGATTTATAGATATGATAAAGCGTAAAGTTCGTATAGAGGGAGAACTAGTAGAAATATTTGGCGGACAGTCAGAATTTACTATAGCTGCCTCTAGCCCAGCGGATATATTTAAGTGTTTGGAATGTAACTTTCCAAAATTTAGAGAGTACCTGATGGAATGCCATGACAAGGGAGTTGAGTTTATGTGTTCTGTTGCGGAGCATGTGATGGGAACTGAGAAAGATCTACTACTAAACTATGGAGAGGGTGATATGGTGCTTTCTCCTGTGCCTGCAGGAAGTAAGAAAGGTATCACAAAGTTACTTGCAGCTATTGCTATAATTGTAGTAGTCTGGGCAACCGGTGGATTCGGAGCAATGTCTACCGCAGCCCAAACAGGAACAATGACACTCAAAGCAGCAGCAGCCATGACAGCCGTGAGTTTTGCTGTTAATTTAGCGCTCGCAGGCATTCAGCAGATGATGGCTCCTGACCCTTCTGTAGATAATGATCAGGATAGTTCTTACTTATTTCAAGGTACAGGTCAAACAGTAGTTGAAGGCGATCCTGTACCTATATTATATGGACAATTAAGAGTACCGGGCCGTCCCGTAAGTTTTCAAGTACAAAATATTGGAAGCTATATCTCGAATTACTCAGGTATGGGAGGTGGGTTTGACACTAGCGGTGGACAACGAAATCTGCAACAGAAAAAAGAAGAAATGCGACAAACTCGCTAAGAATAAGGAATAATTAAAAATGCCAAACATCCCACAAAATTTTATAACGGGCCCCTTAACACCTGCCTCAGGTGTTAAAGTAGGTGCGCCTGCAACAGAGCAGGCGGTATCTATAACAGATATCATATGCGAAGGCCCTATTCATGGATTAGTGAATGGAGATGGATCTGTCTACTTTAATGATGCCCCTATTCAATCTCCAGCAAATAATGAATTTAGACCTCTTATAGCTGATACTACTTCAGGGAGGATTACTTTCTCTGGTACTACAGGTACTGTATCCTCGGATACTACCATACCCGCGGGCTTACTAGTTGATTCGGCTAGTCCTCGTTATCTTTCATTAAATAATTATGAATCAGCTAGTGCAAATGTTACCTTATCTGTTAATTCGTCTGGTTTTATAGTCGCTACTAGATCGTCTGGCACTTTCGACGCTAGTTGGACTACTAACAATATGGATGGATCTGTAGTGCTTAGTTCAGACGACGGCATTTGGAAAGGTGCCTTCTCCTACGCAACTAGTACGACGGGACTGCTGTTTTTAGAACAGAATGACCCCTCAGGTCTGGGCATAGATCTTACCAAAACTTATACATTGAAACTATCACGACAGTTTCAAATAGCTTCTATAACGGGTACAACCGTAGTAACCACTAGTGCTCCTACCGCAGGAACCTATGATTTTGTAATACTAGCTCAACCACAGGTAGACGCTAGTGCAGGCACCTCAACCGATGTTTTAAAGAAGTACGAAGAAGCAACCGTAGATTTTAGAGATGGTTCTGTATACCAGAATCCTATACTCCCCGCCAGAGGAATTGGCGGAAGTCTGTCTGTAGCTGGAAGTACCTCAGGAGTAAACCTACCTGAACTAAAGCAGCTTACATCATCTGCAGCAAGCACCGCAGGTCTAAGCGCTCATATGAGCTCTACTGCTCAATATCCTGATGGTCAGAGCAACAGCGCAGATGGAGCAGGTTCACCAACTTTCTTAGACCCAGTAGATTTTGGGTTAGACACACAAACTAAGATAGATGAGGTAGACTTAGTACAATTTAGTATAAGATATGGAGCTCTTATAGTAACAAAAGCATCTGACGGTAAAAAAATATCGGCAACTGCTCGTTATAAGATGGAAATACAAACTACTTTAGATGGTGTTAATTCGTCTTGGACCAATATGTTCCCTAGCAAAGGTGCGGTAATAGAGCATACAGGTATGCGCACCGCTCCATTAGACTGGCAGCATCAACTCTCTTTAGAATCGTTCAGACCTTTTGATACGTTTAAAATACGAGTAGCTCGTTTAACCCGTCACGTGGGAGGCGGTGTAGTGGCTGGAGGTTTAAACTACAAAGATGAAGCGTCAAAGAGTCAGCTAAGTGCAGCAGCAGCTATAGTAAACCCTGGAGCTACTTTCTTAGATAAATTTAACTACCCCTGTACAGCACACGCTCAAACGGTCTTTTCGTCTAAACAATTAAGTAATGTTCCTAAAATAAGCTATGAGCTTAGAGGTTTAAAAGTTCAAATACCTACTACCTATACCCCTCGTGAATACACCGCCAAAGGAGTAGAGGCTGAGTACGCAGGATTTTGGGACGGTACTCTTACAGATGGTTTGTACTATACAGACAATCCAGCTTGGATTTTTTACGATATTATTACTAACCGCAGATATGGTGCGGGTGAGTGGGTATTTCCTTCAGATATAGATATATACTCTTTGTATCGTGTTGCACGATATTGTGATGAATTAGTACAAGACGGAAAAGTTTTTGCTTCAACTGCGGCAGAAAAAAATAAAGCATACATAATTAAAAGTGTAGGAGATTCGGACTTCACCAGCATAGGTGCAGCATCTAATACGGTGGGAGAGTCTTTTGTAGCAACTGGGGCAGGTACTGGTACTGGTAAATTACACGGTGCAGAGCCTCGATTTAGAATGAACTTATTCTTAACAAAAGCTACAGACGTGTATAAAGTACTCAAAGACATGGCCTCTATGTTTACAGGTATGATATACTGGATGGACGGTCAACTTCAAACAATTATAGATGCTCCCAGTGATCCTGTATATAACTTTACAAAAGGTAATGTTATTGATGGTCAGTTCCAATACGAAACGAGTGGCTTAAAAACTAGAGTCAACCAGTGCGTAGTTACTTGGAATAATCCAGAAAATAACTATAAACCAACAGCACTTATAGTAGAAGATAGAGAAGCTATTATTCGTATGGGTAAGATCGTTAGCCAGAATGCGGTAGCATTTGGTGCGACGAGCGAAGGCCAAGCATTAAGATTCGGTAAGTGGAAACTATTTACTGCACAGAATCAAGTAGAGATTACTAACTTCCAAACAGCCATGGGAGGAGGTTTTTTACGTCCTGGAGATATAGTAAATATTCAGGATGCGGACAGAGCCGGGGCTCGCTTTAGTGGTAGAGTATCTAAGTCATTAAATCCTACTACAGGTCTTACTCTAAACCACACACTTACTGCAGCTGCAATTCCAACCCTATCCTCTAACGGACATGGTAATCCTGAAAAATCACAAAATTGCTTATGGCAAGCTAGAGTACAGCTTCCTTCGTCTTTTTCTTCTGATTGTATACTGTTTGAACACGGCGGTACAGGTAATGGAATCTACCTTGGTATGGAAGAGCGCAGTGACGGATACAATATACTCCTTAGACTAAGTGATGGGGGCTCCTCTATACAAGACAGTGGTGCTGATCGTGTATATATAAATATTCCTATATCTAAAATCCCTCAGTTTGATGATGGAATACATGATATTACGTGGGATGTTAATTTAAGTACTGGACGGGCTCGTTTGTGGATTGATAATATTCTATATGGAGATGAAACTACCAGCAGTGGAGGTTTCCACGGAGACGAATGGGCCGGTTCTGATGAGGGAAGCTTTGGAGTCGCAGGGGTAGGTTCTATTCCCGGTGCCGAATCTAGTGTTGCGTGGCCTGGCACTGTTGAAACTTTAAAAGTATATAATAATCAGGTTGCTACAGGTACTTATGTAAGCGGACTAAATACAATTACTTTTGATGCTCCAGTAGCATTTAATTCTGCTTCTACTTATGAGTTAAATACTCTTGTTACAGATAACGCAGCTTTTTACACAGGTGTACAACCTGTTACTGTAAATGGTACTACATACAACCAGTCAGACAAGATACCTCAAGCGTACATTTACGAGAGTGGAAGCTATGTACTTCGATCTCTTAATACAGAAGCTAGAGCGTCTAATGCTTTTGTAGATTCAAGCGGATCACAGCTCCTTCCTATCAACTGGAAGCCTTATACCTATGTAGAAACGAATAGTTTAACTAATCCAGGCTCTTCCTCTAGTACTGCTACTATTGCCTCCTCGGGGTCTTTTGACGTTGTACCTGCCCCTGAAACTATATGGTCTTTAACAGAAGTACAAGATGGATTAAATACTACAGGGTCACAAAAACTTTATAAAATTCTATCTCTGAAAGAAGCAGATGATGGACTATATTCAATAACAGCAGTAGAGCACTACAATGAAAAGTACTCAGCAGTAGATAAGGATTATGAACTTTCTCAGGTACCTGATACTATCTTCGCGGATGAGCCTACAGATATTCCTGCTCCTTTAAACTTATACTCCTCTTTGTTGTTAGATAAGAAAAATCCTGGACAACACTTAAGGATAGACTGGGATGCTCCCGACTCTGCTTTTATTGCAGGGTATGAAATTCATCATAATATTATGGATCCAACACTAGATTCCGTAATACATATCAATAATAATACTACTGAATTTCTATTTGAAAACTTAGAAGGCTT